TAGAAATTTCATAGACAGTCACTTGAATGTCTGTAGTTCCTAGGTTGTGTGTAAGAGTAAACTCTGTAGCTGAGTATGGATTTACTGGTGTGATAGTAGTTGCGTACTTTCGTACTACTACTGCAGTATCAATAGCAACGGAGCCACTTGATACTGTAATACCAGTTCCAGCTTTAGCCGAAATTGTGCTTCCAGTAATATCAATTCCGTTACCAGCTGAGTATTCTCCAGCGGCTGAGAACTGTGTCCAAGTAGACGCTCCAGCAACATACGCTGTAATAATGTAACCGCGAGCGGCTGAAGTTCCTTCTTCTACGAAAGCAAAAGAGCCTTCCTTGAGGGCAGTATCTTCAGCGTTTGTAGATGCAACCAATTTGTTTGTTGTGGAATTAAAGATATAAATTCCATTTTGAGTAGCAATTGCTTGGTCCTTAACAAGTACACGGTTACCATTAGCAAGAGTTACTCCGCCAACAATTGGTGTTGTTCCTGTAAGGTCAAGTAACGCATCAGATGCTGCACGTACTGAACCAAGAACAAAGAGTCCTTGAGCAGTGGCATCTACATAAGACTTTGTAGCAATTACTGTAGTATCAACTGTAAGCTCGCCAGTGCCACCGTTAAGTGATAGACCAGAACCAACGCTTAGAATTCCAGCGTTCTGTCCTTGGATACCCTGTACACCCTGTGTACCAGTGGTTCCTTGAGCACCTGTGTAACCTTGAATTCCTTGAGTTCCAGTCGTACCCTGTGAACCTGTGTAACCTTGGATTCCTTGGATACCCTGGGTACCTTGTGTACCTTGCGTACCAGTCGTACCTTGGCTACCAGTTGTGCCCTGAGCTCCTGTAGTTCCTTGTGAACCTGTGGTTCCCTGTACGCCTTGTAGACCTTGAACTCCTTGTGAACCTGTAGCACCTTGTGTACCAGTTGTTCCCTGGCTACCTGTAGTTCCTTGGCTACCAGTTGTTCCCTGTGTGCCTTGAGTTCCTGTTGTACCTTGGGTACCAGTTGTACCTTGGCTACCTGTGGTGCCTTGTGAACCAGTAGTACCTTGTGCACCAGTTGTACCCTGTACACCAGTTGCTCCATCAAGGTTAACTGACCAGTAAGAGTATGTTCCAGAACCTGTTGAATCTTTAACAGTAAAATCAAGCGTTCCATATGTGGAGTTATATCCAGTTACTGTTGCGTGCATTAAATGAGTTGCATCAGAGGCAACTACAATGTCTTGTCCTACTGAATATGAAAGTCCTGTACCAACTGTAAAGCTAAGTGACCCACTACTTACAATAGCTTGTGAGTTAGCAGATGCTGTTTGGTAACGGTCAGATTGTCCCTGGATACCTTGTGTACCTTGTGTACCATCAAAGCCTTGGATACCTTGCGTACCTGTGGTTCCTTGTGTACCAGTTGTACCTTGTGAACCAACAGTTCCTTGGATTCCTTGTGTACCTTGGGAACCAGTATTACCTTGAGTACCAGTGGTTCCTTGTGTTCCAGTTGTTCCTTGGCTTCCTGTTGTGCCTTGTGCACCAGTGTAGCCTTGAAGACCATCTGTACCTTGTACGCCTTGTAAACCTTGGGTACCGTTTGTACCTTGTGAACCAGTAGTACCAGTTGCACCTTGTGAACCAGTATTACCTTGAAGACCTTGAATACCCTGTGAACCAGTTGTTCCTTGTAGGCCTGTAGTACCTTGTGAGCCCGTAGTTCCTTGAGAACCTGTTGTACCTTGTGAACCAGTATTTCCCTGTGTTCCAGTAGCGCCTTGTGTTCCAGTTGTTCCTTGTGAGCCAGTATTACCAGTAGTACCTTGGGAGCCTGTTGTTCCCTGAACACCAGTAGCACCATCTAAGTTAACTGACCAAGAAGAATATGTTCCTGAGCCAACAGCGTCTTTAACAGATACGGAGAGAAGACCGTTACCAGCGTTATAAGAAACTACGGTTGCATGCATTAAGTTGCTTGCGTCATATGCAATAACAACATCTTGACCTACTGAGTAACTTAGGTCCGTACCAATAGTGAGTGAGAACGCACCACTTGAAATAATTGTTTTAGAATCAGTAGAGCTACTTGCATAACGGTCACTGTGTCCTTGAACACCTTGTGAACCTATGGTTCCTTGGCTACCAGTTGTACCTTGTGCACCTGTTGTACCTTGGCTACCAGTTGTACCTTGAGTTCCTGTTGTACCCTGCGACCCAATTGTTCCTTGAGTACCTTGACTTCCAGTAGTTCCTTGAGTTCCAGTTGTTCCCTGGCTTCCTGTTGTTCCTTGGGAACCTGTTGTTCCTTGCGCTCCGTCTGCACCGATATAACCTGCAGTACCTTGTGCACCAGTTGTGCCTTGTGAGCCTGTTGTACCCTGCGTACCATTTGTACCTTGGCTACCTGTTGTACCTTGGCTACCTGTTGTACCTTGAGAACCAGTGTTACCAGTTGTACCCTGAGTACCTGTTGTACCTTGGGTTCCTGTTGTTCCCTGTGTACCAGTTGTTCCCTGACTACCAGTGTTACCTTGTGTACCCGTTGCTCCTTGTGCACCTGTGCTTGTGTTAATCCAAGCAGTGCCATTCCATGAGCGTAAATAACCAAGGTTTGTATCAAAATAGATTTGACCAACGACTGGTGAAGATGGGGCGGACGCTAAGTTTTGAACTCTAGCATTTTGTAGCTCTAATTTGTTTAAATCAATTGGGGTTAAAAACTTACGTGCCATTTATTTTATCTCCTCTAAGATAAATATGCTTTGCCTGAAAAAGCTGATGAAAAAGTGACCGTAAGTGAGACCAAATCAGTATAGGTTATTTCGCCTTCGTAAATAGTACCAGCAGAATCTTGAACTGTAAGGTTAGGATAAAAACCTAAATTATGATTTATTGTCCAAGTATTGCTGGCAACTCCTTGAGTATGTATATAAGAGACTCTACCTACAGTAAAGTACTTATTTGTAGCGCCCTCAACTAGGTCATCTGTAGACCCCAAAGCAGCTCCTGCAATAGCGTTAGAGAGCTGTTGAAGGGTAACTCCTCCACCAGTTGTTCCTTGCACACCTTGGGTGCCTGTGGTGCCTTGGACACCTTGAGTACCTTGGATGTTTCCAGCATTTACCCAAGTGTTAGAACTCCATACATATAGAGTTCCTCCGCCAATTAAATAAGCATCACCTTGGGTACCAGTTGGATGGGCGGCAATTAAAGCGGCGTAGTTGGCATAGGAACCAAGAATATTAATTCCTGTACCAATACGTCCTTGTAGACCTTGAACACCCTGAACACCTTTAGGTCCACCTTGTCCAACAACTACTACATTTGGATTAGTGTTTTGAAGGCCACAACTATGATAGGCGCCTACACAGTTACATCTAGCCAAGTGTTACCTCCTGCGTTGTAAAGACCTGACCCCTTAAATATGTAGCTTCATAGGTTGTGTCAGTTGGGTCGGTTGCTTGTAAATCCCAAAAAGCACGAGGTGGCATATATTCTGTATCTTTTTTAGTAAGTGAAAGACGAATTTTACTAAGGGTATCTGATGTGGAGATGGTAGTAATGGTAAATGTTGCGTATAGTGATGGCGCATTTGGATAAGTGCGAATTTGAGCTTTAAATACAAGACCAGTTGTATCAAATGGAAAATCAACTTCTTCGCTGTAAGAATCTCCCTGATAAAGAACTATATCTTGAATAGCAACATAGCTTGGGAATGGTGTACGTCCATTAAGGTCATTTTGAATATACACACGCTCTGGTTTACGAGAGTCATCAATTTCTTGCGCCATGTAAACAGGTACAAGTTTATTAGTGATGCGAGATATACGACGAAGCGTCCCCATCTCAATGCGCCAAAGGCCGATATTAAGAGCGGCACAGAGCTGATGGTATTGTTCCCAACGAGCTTGGATAGTCTGGGTTAGCTGACGGTAACGTTCTGAACGAGGAATGGATACACCATCTGGGGCATTAATATCAATATCAAATGAGGCATCGGTTGCTAGAGCCCATAGAGCCTCAATAGTTGCAAGAATAGCAATTGGGTACTCTTCAACAGCTGGAATAAGATTAATAGTCATCTGACTGCCAAGACCATTAGTACGGTTATAGGTGTGCTGTTCTACTGCAGTATTAACAAATAGACAAATATCGTCGTCTGTAAAATATCTAAAAACTATTCCCCTAATAAGTATTGCTGCATTTGCAGGAGGAGTATGAACGAAATGAACAACACCTTGGTCGGCTTCTAATGTATATCCAGTTGGATAAGCCACAGGGCTTCCATTTACATACACCTCTAGGGTGTACAAATCAATAGGCTTGATTGCTAGTGGATAATCTGAGTTAACTGCGTCCCCAGTAAACGTAAGAGAAAATTGCTTTGGCAAATCCCCTAGTTCTGTACGAACACGGGATGTTATGTCAGATAAAACTGCCACTTAAACTCCCTTACAATGATAGACCTAATAATGGCGTTAAAAGCCAAAAAAATCTCTGTATAACGAAAACAGCGGGCACAAGGCCCGCTGCTCCGCTGTAAATAGCTTAGATTACTCTAGCTAGATAACCCTTTTCTTGAAGGTGTTGAGCAACATGCTTTGTTACCTTGTACTTCTGTCCTGCTTTAAAATTGTAATTGTTTCCTGAGCCAAGAGTCATATTTTCAATGTCTTCAACAACTCGGATAACTACTTCAGCATCATTACTAATTACTGTAGGTTCATCTACAATAACTGTTTGACGGTCTGGTTCTGTTGCGTCAATAACTTCTGTTTCTAGCTTAATTCTCGCCTCAGCGGTAGCCATAGACATAGTGTTTGCTGCTTCTTGAATTGCGTCGATGTTAGCTTCCACCATAGCTTCACGCTTACGGCCTGTAACATCTGTAGGTTTTGATTTTGTTGCCATTTTTATATTTCTCCAATTTAATATCTCGGTGTTAGATAAGGAGGGCCCTTTCGAGCCCTCCCTTTAAGCTTTGGTGTTACTTAGTTGGTTTCTGCAATAACTACAGCTTGGTCAGTGATTAGACCTAGGCCGAAGATTGAGTACCAAGCAAGTGCATGCTCACGACCGAAGTCTAGAATTCCACCATCGCGGAGTTCAACTGGAAGTGAGATAGCGTGACCGAATGCGTTATCTCCAATGAAGATAGCTGAGTAACGATCTGCGTTACCATTACCGGTCTTTGTTACTGGTGTTGTGTAACCTCCACCAGTTGGGT